ATTCGTAATCTAGCACTTAAACTCAAAGGTAATACTTTAATATTATTTCAACTTGTAGAGAAACATGGTAAGAACTTACAACAAATTATTAAAGATAAGGCCGAAGAAGGTCGAAAGATATTTTATATATATGGCGGAGTTGATACAGAAGAACGAGAGCAGGCAAGGGCAATAGTTGAAAAAGAAGATAACGCTATTATTGTAGCAAGTTATGGTACTTTTTCTACTGGTATTAACATTAAAAATCTACACAATATAATCTTTGCAAGTCCATCAAAGAGTAGAATAAGAAATCTACAATCAATCGGTAGAGGATTAAGGTTGGGCGACAACAAGGTTAACGCTACATTATATGATATATCAGATGATCTAATTTATAAGTCTAAAGAAAATTATACCCTAAAGCACTTTCAGGAAAGAATAAATATATACACAGAGGAAGAGTTTGATTACGAGATACATAATATTAACTTAAAGGATTAAAATGAATACTGTTAAGGAAAGAGATTATCGTATGGTAAAATTAACTGATGGTACTACTATCATGGGTAGTATTGTTGTTGATAAAGATTTCTTGCGAATTACAAACGCATTAGAATTAAGCACGATACAAAGGCAAACAGAGGTAGGCTCTAAGGAAGATACTACTTTGAAACCTTGGATATCTTTCACAGATGATAAGACCTTTGTTATTCCAAAAGATAAAGTTTTAGTAATTACTCAAGCGGACACTCACATATCACATTATTACGAAGTCATATTAGATAAGATACTAAAGTCAAAGCAAGACGCTAAACCTGTGTTATCTGCCGAAGAGATGGATAAGATATATGCATTGGCAGATCAGATGGATCAAATGCAAAAGATTGACCAAAGAGATATGGGTTGGTCAGAAGAAGATTTAATTGATTTATTTCAGAAGAAAACTATTCACTAAGTACTGCTAGCTAAGGTGGTTCCCCAAGCGACTACATAGTCATTATATCATAGATCCTAGGACTGTCAAGCAAATGAGAAAATAAAATAATTAATACAACCTGCTTTACATCTTGCTATAAAAATGATATAATAAGTTATATTAATCAGAAAGATAAATTATGAGTGAAACAAAAACAAGTAAGGCAAAACTGAAACCACATTATGTAGATAATAAGAAGTTTCTAGTTGCCATGGTAGAATACCGTGAGAAGGTTCAAAAGGCTGAAGATAAGAAAAGAACCAAACCAGTAGTGACTAACTATATCGGTGAGTGTTTTTTAAAGATTGCTAATCACTTATCTTATAGACCGAATTTTATAAACTATACTTACCGTGATGATATGATATCAGATGGTATAGAAAACTGTTTACAGTATATGAGAAACTTCAACCCAGAGAAATCTAATAATCCATTTGCATATTTTACACAAATTATATACTATGCATTTATCAGAAGAATACAAAAAGAAAAGAAACAGCAAGATGTTAAGGCTAAACTAATTGCTACTTCTGGTACTGAAATGATGATGGACTCTCTAGTAGGTGATGACGCTCAATACAAAAATCAGATGTTAGAGTTCTTACAAAGAAATGTAAAAGAAAGTGTGCCAGCAGAACCTAAAAAAGTTAAGAAGAAAAAGAAAAAATAGATAATGAAAATAGCGTTGTTAAATGATACTCACTTCGGTGTGAGAAACGACAGTCCGATCTTTGATGACTTCTTGCATAAGTTCTATAAGGAAGTTTTCTTCCCATACTTAGAAGAACATAACATCAAGACACTCATTCATTTAGGTGATGTAGTTGATAGAAGAAAATATATTAACTTTAGAGTTGCTGATAACTTCAAAAAGAAGTTCTTACAGAAACTATGGGAAAAAAAGATTGACACTCATATTCTAATAGGCAATCACGATATCTATTTTAAAAATACAAATAGTGTAAATGCTTTACAACAGTTATGTACTGCACCTGATGGCATTAACGAACCATGGATATATGAAGAACCTAAAGTAGTAAACTTTGATGGTCTTGATATATTAATGTTACCTTGGATAAATCCTGAGAATCAACAACAATCATTTAATATGTTAGACACAGCAAAGGCAGATGTCTGTATGGCACACCTAGATTTAAATGGTTTTAATATGCACGAAAATATAGTACAGACACACGGATATGATAAGAGTATTGTAAAGAGATTTGATAAAACGTTTAGTGGTCACTTTCATAAAAAATCAGATGACGGTCAGATATTTTATTTAGGTGCTCAATATGAAATGACATGGTCAGACTATAATGATACAAAAGGATTTCATATATTTGATACTGAAACAAGAGATATAGAATTCATACCTAATCCAAATACAATATTTAAAAAGTTAATGTACAATGATACTGAAACAAACTATGATAACTTTGATATAAGTTCTCTTAATAATAAATTTGTAAAACTTATTGTAGTCAGTAAAAAGAATAGTGAAATGTTTGATAGATTACTTGACAAGTTATACAATAAGATAACTGTACACGAATTAAAGATACTAGAAGATTACTCAGACCTCAATGCAAACCTAGTAAGTGATGATGTTGCTGACGGCACAGAAGATACAATGACACTTGTAAACAATTTTGTAGATCAATTGCCTGTTGATTTAGATAAAAACAAATTAAAGAGTATGATTAAAGAAACATTTTTAGAAGCACAAGATACGGATATACCAATCAAATGATACATTTTAAAAAAGTAAGATATAAAAACTTTCTATCAACAGGTCAACAGTTCATAGAAGTACAACTAGATAGATCATCAAAGACATTAGTTGTTGGTGAGAACGGTGCAGGTAAATCAACCATGCTAGACGCATTATGTTTTGGTTTATTTCAAAGAGCATTTAGAAATATTAAAAAAGATCAGATGATTAATAGTATTAACGAGAAAGATTGTGTTGTAGAAGTAGAGTTTATCATAGGTCAAAATCAATATAAGATTATAAGAGGTATTAAACCTAACATATTTGAGATATGGTGTAATGGTGTCATGTTAAATCAAGACGCAGCCGTAAGAGATTATCAGAAACATTTAGAACAAACAATATTAAAATTAAACTTTAGATCATTTACACAGGTTGTCATACTAGGTAATGCCTCGTTTGTTCCTTTTATGCAATTAAGCTCAAGACATAGAAGAAATGTTGTAGAAGAAATATTAGATATAGAGATATTTTCTAAGATGAATTTTATGTTTAGAACAAAGGTTCAAACACAAGACGAATTAATTAAACAATCAGATTTTGATTCTCAATTGATTGAAGGTAAAATAGATTCTCAAAAGAAACACATAGAAGAAATAAGTGGCAACAATCAACAATCTATTGATAAGAAAAAATTAGAGATACAAAAGGCTGAAACAGATATAGGTAACTATATGTTAGATATAGATAGAGTATCTGCCGAGAGGTCTGCATTACAGAATGAAATAATAGATGAAACTAAAATAAATACTAAGTATAAACAACTTCATAATATGGAGGCTAAGTTAGAGAATACTTGTAGTAAACACAAAAAAGATTTACAGTTCTTTGAAACGCATAACGATTGTCCTACCTGTCAACAGACTATTGATGAGGCATTTAAAACAAGTATCATTGATAAGAAGAAGAACAAGGTCATAGAGATTGATAGTGCCATGGGTCAGTTAGTGAAAGAAATTACAACTACCGAAACTAGACTATCTAAAATTAATGAAACAATGGTTGCCATAAGAGAAAAAGAATTATTGATTAATAGATACGAAACATCTATATCAGAAATTAAAAAATACATCACTAGTAAACAAGGTGAGATAGATGAATTATCAGATGACAAGTTTACAACAGGTGTGGCCACTGGTCAACTAACAGAATTACAAGAACAACTAACAGAAGCAGAATCTGCTAAAGTTAAACAAAAAGATGAAAAGAATTATTTAGATACCGCTAGATATCTTATGCAAGACACAGGTATTAAGACAAAGATTATTAAACAATATCTACCAATAATGAATCAGTTTATTAATAAGAATTTAGCAGACATGGATTTCTTTGTCAACTTTACACTTGACGAGGAGTTTAACGAAACAATTAAATCTAGGCACCGTGACGTGTTTAACTATAATTCATTTAGTGAAGGTGAGAAATTAAGAATAGACTTATCAATACTATTTACTTGGCGAGAGATTGCTAAGATGAAAAACTCTATGAATACAAATTTACTAATACTAGATGAAATATTTGATAGTTCACTAGACGCCTCAGGTACAGATGAGTTTATGAGAATATTAACAAACAAACTAGCAAAAGAAAATGTTTTTGTTATTTCACACAAGGGTGATACT